TAATTCTATTTCTATTAAAATCTAAGGCGTGTTCACACTTCTCACTGGTATTAAATCCACCACAGTCAGGTACATTACATACCGTCTCTATGTCGCATCCGTATAAGTCCCGTCCCTTTGGCGTATCTCCCCCGGAGGGTCTAAGCGATAGTTGCATCCTTCAATCTCCCTAAGTTTGTTTATTATAGATTTATACTCTACAATAGTTAACTCAAAAAGTAAATCAGGTTTTTCACAATTTTCAATCTCTACTTTAAGTTTATTCTTATCGTCTATTCTAACGAATACAGGGCATCCTTTTGGGAACTTAGCCTCGCTTACAGTCGGCGGCCTTCTTACTCCATCTAATTGAGCTACTAATCCAGGCATTCTTGGTATCTCTTCGATTAAGACAGCTGGAACAATGTCTCTAGTTGAGACACAGAAGATTAAATCTAGGCGTTCTTCTAGTGATAGGTTTTTCATTGAGGGTTGATCCATTAAAGGTTCAATAAAATACTTAACTATTTTTTTAAATTCCACACTCTCTCTTAACGAGGGGAACATGTGTAAAGGTTTCCCCGCCACTTTAGACTTTCTATGCATATACTTATCTTGTGGTCTTCTATGTGGTCTATACTTAGCAATTCTATTTTTACGTCTTATCCAATCAATTTCCTCTAAGATGCTAAATTTTTTGCTTTTAGGATTAAACATTTTCCATTTCCTCTAATGCTTTCTTCTCATCTTCACGCGCTTGTGTTGCCTCATACTCAATATAACTTCCTAATAAAACGCCTTTACCAAAATCTGTATTTACAAACTCTTGTAGGGCATCTGGAGTTAATCCATTTCGTAAATATTCTGCAAATCTTTGTGGTGTATTAGCTAACTTTTGGCTAATGGTAGTGGCATAAGTAGGCATGTCTGTTTGATTTCGTTCTATTAAAAACTCTGAGAGGCCTACTAAGTTAATAGTATCCTTATCGATTGGACCGCCCATAGCTTCCTCATCTGTAACATATTTAATAAAGGCATCTCTTATATGTACAGCTATTTCCAGGAAATCCATTCTACTTCTATACAGAATAGTAGCTGGATGGATAGTTACATCATTTCTTACTTCGAGCGCTTTTTTGCCTTTTTTAGGTTTAGAAAGCTTTTTCCTAGTAATTTTAGACACCCAGTGACTCCAATCGCAAATGAGTCTAAGATATCAGCTTCTTTAGCTTTTGTCAACTTTTCAATTAATGCTTTAGACTCCTGGTTACTTTCAAAGAACTTTAAGACGCCTAAGGCAACTAGTTCCTTTTCAGCATGACCGTTACCAGCCATTGCCAGCTTAACCGTAGTATTTTGGACATGTTCTATTGGTATATGGTATGGAATACGGCCCATAAAGGAGCCTATAAGGCGTTGTAAGGTTTCGCCACCTTTGCCCCGCATTACAAAGGACTCTATGCAAACTAGGCAGATGGCTTCTTTAGGTAACATTTTTAAAAATTCTAATACTTCTATCTCTAAATTATCTGAAATATCTTTAATTCTATGAGCTAATTCACGTTTTTTAGTATATAAGTTTTTAGCTACAAAAATCTCTTTAGAATAATACTCTATTATAGTTAATCCAGTTGGTGAGCTGACGCCACTTCCTGGATCTATGGCTATTACAAACATTAAAGGCTTATTTGGCTGGTCTGAGGTAATCTTTCCTGATGCCGACGATATAGTCGTATTTGCTTCCATCCTTGCACTCAACCTTTTTTAAGACAGTCGTTGTCTCTTTAAGCTCTTCAATGTATTCTAGTTTATACAGCAAACCTGTACAGCCATGATATTCCGGTTGAAGAGGCCAAAAAATCATAACAATCATACCTAATTCTACCATGTTAAAACTCCTTATCTATTATTGGGATGTAAATAGTTTGTTTATTAATAGCTTCTGAGAATACAATCGTATGCTTTAGCCATACAGGTACTTTTGCCTGCATTTGCAGTTCCCATGAGTTTATAGGCTTAAAGACTTCCTGGTTCTGTAAATGTACAGCTTTTGAGACACTTTTACATGCCTCTAATTCTTTGTTGTAAGTATTTAAACAGATTGCAAGTAGTGTTACTTCTACTAACGACATACATCTGATACATGCTTTAGATTAAATAACCTAATTAGCAATGCTCCAAAAGCGTCACAATTATCTTCTTCATTAAGTTCACGGGTCTGATAGTCGTAAGCATGTTTAAGTTCATGCATTAAAACATGCAACCGCTCAAAATCTGGTAACTTCTTATCTATGTAAATAGTATTTTTAGCTGGATCATAAACTCCAGCTGCCGAACATTGAGCTATTTTAGATACGTAGGCTCCTGTTACAAACTTAACGGATACTGGGTGTAAGGCACACTCTATGTGTATTGTTCCTGGCTTTGTAGTTGTAGTTTTCATAAACCTTCCTATAATAAGTATGTAACTTTGGGTACTTTAACTTAATGCTTGCTCCTGTATTATAACAAACAAACCAAGCATCTTTATACCTATTTTCACAGGCTTTCTTCATTTTTGCAAGGTGTTTTATACCAGTTGCTATATTCGTTTTTATATCTAATTTAGCGGTAGGAAAATACCTAGGATGTAGCTGCATAAGGCCTCTTTCTTTATGAGAGGCCCCAATTGCTGTAATTTTGAAGTTGGATTCAGTCTTTATTATGGCTAAAACTAATATAGGATCTATACCATATTTAAGCGACTCTGTATAGGTTTCCTGTACTATTTGCGCTTTTATACCTAAAGCGGTAATTAAAGCTGTTGAAAAGGCTAACATTTGGACCTCCTAGTATTACTTATTTATTAGGATACCAGTTGCCAGCGCTCCAAGCAAGAACATTGTTAAGGGATTTCTATAAAACTTATTAAGTTCGTTATTTTGCTCATTAATTTGGCCTTGTCTATTTTTGAGAAGTTCACTTTGTAAACTATTCTCTTCCTGTAAACTTTTTACATACTTATCAGCTTGATCTAATACGTTTATACACTCATCTATAACAGGTTGACAAGCGTCTTCCGCTTTAAGGTTTATTGGGGTCAGAATTATTGCCATACTTAATAGTAAAACGCTTCCTAGCTTCTTCATAAGACTCCTTATTTTGTTTATTCTCTTCTTTTTTAACTTCAATCTTTTTTTGCAATTCAATATCTTCATTCTTAAGAAGTGTAAGCTTAGCAGCTCCATTTCCTTTATTTAAGAAATAATAAACTATTCCGCCAGTAACTGCAACTAATAAAACGTATTCCATTAACCTTCTCCTACTAATTCAAAATGTGGATAATCTTTAAATGATGTGAAGTCACCACCCCATCTAATTTTGATATTTAATTCTTGAGCCTTCTCTTTTACTTGTTTACCCAATTCTTTAAAGGCCTCTATGTTTTTCCAATCAATGGGTGACATGGGCGCTAAATCAACAGCTTTACTTGGTAGAGAGTTATGTTTAGAAGTAGGGAATGGCGTCTTACTAAATCCGCCTTTAACTGCAGCATCCTGATCTGCTTTATTACGATGACCACAAGTTACGTAAACTGGCCGACTAGTTGCTACTGCTTCAATTAATTTGATTAATTTTGGGTCACATGTATTTAAACGATCTTTAGATTTAGGTGTAAGCATTATTCTTCATCCTTTTTATCTAAGGAATTTGAAATGTTTACTAATAAAAATATACCAAAAGCTCCTATACAAATCAAATCTAGTAAACTAATCATTTTAAAAACCTTTCAGCAAATTTAATCATTGCTTCTGCAATCTCAGGTTGAGCGCGCCAGTAACCATGCGACGTATTAGGATATTTACCCCAATAATCTTCTAAATTAATTCTCCAATTAGGATGCATATTAATTAACTTTTGTAAATACTTTGGTCCAGCAATTACACACTGACAAAAAATTTGGTTAAGCTCATGATCTGGTTTAATTTTAGTGCTCCAAAAAATGGAGAGCATTAACCATGGATATCCTATAATTCCCCATAAATGTTTTGACCAATGGTCTGCGCATAAAGCTAAATGAAGCATCACATCTGGGGCTAAAAAATCTTTATTAATAAACATTAAGTTATGACGCTTTCTAACTTTTTCAGCAGCTTCCTTATTCATTCCTACTACTGCACATACTAACTGATCGCGCGAAGTCTCTTTATAATCTTTCCATCTTGGGTCCTTATCATATGGATGTCTGACAATCTCGCCATTAGTAGTTCTATAATCCATTTCCATAATTGTAGAATCTAATTTACTGCCACATAAAGCCATTATCCCAGTTCTAGAGATGCTGTCGCCCCCATCATAATAAGCCTCATTTGTAGGATCTGTATAAACATGCTGAATTATTATGTTATGTCTATCTCTGATTAAAGCCATAATACCCTTCTTTTGTCACAAGATTTGATTGTTTATGTGACACGCGTTAACTACTCTTTAAAAACTACAGCGCACAATTTTCCTTTAATAGCTTCTAAACGATCAAAGTCCTCTTCTTTTAAATACTCTACATCACCATGCTTCAACCATCCACGAAGCTCGTTGTAAACATCTTCTGCAACACTTAAAGCCTCTTCAGCTTGGTAAAGCCTTTTAATGGTCTCCCTTGAATCATGGTCTGCATAATCAAAAATAATTTTAATTGGTTTAGTTTCCATATAACTCCTCCTTAGCAATCTTACTCTTTCTTAAAAATGCCTTAACATCCTCTAATCTAGTAATTCCAGCGTATGGCGGATAACTTAAAACAACTATGCCAACTAACTTTCCATCTAAATTCAAAGCGCCTGAACCTGACGCGCCGGGCCTAATATCTAATTCAGCAGTAAAAATATTTACAGTCAACGCTGTATCCTCATAACCTCTAATACTTCCTGTATCTATAACCTCATCAGTAATAATTCTACCAACTCTATAGGAATAATACTCACCACCACTGAAACTTCCATTAATAATAATTTGTCCAACTAAATCAACTCTATTTTGTTCCATTTGTGTCTCAGGCCACAAGGATGGGATCGGGGCATTAATCTTGAAGATGCATACATCAATTGGGAATACAGATGATTCATACCGGATTATTGGAAACATATTTCTTTTATAGTCGATTACATATGGCTGTTGCTTAGCATGCTTAAGTGCTTCGCATACATGCCTAGCTGATAGGAATATATTATTACGCATATGGATTGCCGAGCCACGGACTGCTTTTGTAACTACATTACCTTGGCCTAACTCATATGGAATAATCATGCGAACTGCAGTCTTTAATGCACGCTCGGATAAAGTCATTGGTAGACTTGGTGCCTTCTCTAGATCTATGTAACGCTTTTGCTCGCCAGTAAGTGGTATATGTTTAGTTACTTCCGCAGCTGGTTCAGGTAACAAATCTGCTACAAAGGAACCCATTGCAAAGCCTCCAAATAAGGCTAAACAGGCTACTACGGCAATGGTTGCTAATGTTTTAATGAATTCATGTTTTTTCAAGTAAATTCCTTCCTTTAAGTGTTCTTTCTTTTTAATTTTAACATATTGTTACTATATACGCAAGTATATTAATAAACTTCTTTTTGGCATACTAAAGTATGCTTTAATAGGCATATTAGGGTGTTATAGCTGCTATAGCGTACTAAGGTACTCCTTTAAAAACCCTCCTCAAAGTAGACATCCCACGCTTATAATTGGCCCATTTTGCGTTATCGTTTTTCCATTCACGCGATCCATTGAAGGCCCAATCTAACACAGTATCTCTCTGCTTTGTTGGCAGCTCTTTATTTATACATTCAATAGTACTTTTAAGTAATTCCTCATGCTGTATATACTCTAAAGCCTCTTCAGGGTTTATGCCTCCTTGAAATTCTTCCTTAAATGTAAGTTCCTTACTGGCGCGCCTACCTTTAGTAAGTAACCATGTTTTACAAAAAGTAATATAAAGTTGCCTTAATTGGTATGATTTTTTAAAGCCTTTGATTTTTGAATATAACCAGAAATCTTGTGAGGCGTCTTCTAATAATTCCCTTTGTGTATACATGCGCATAGTTGGTAAATGTCTTCTGTCAACTAGCCAACTAGCTACTTCTTCCGGTGTGTAATAAGTTTCCAATTTATTTATCCTTTAATTTAAGTCTATAATAAATTTCACGCTGTAAAAACTTTTTCCTATTCAACAATTCTTTAACTTCTTGTAAATTTTTAAGTAGCAAACTTAGCTCCATATTACTACTCTTGACTTCTTATCTTAACTAAGGCAATCAAATGATTCAAGTAAAATAGCAACAATCCCATAAATATTCCAGCTAGAACGGAATTCTGCCACGCGCCAAAAGCTGTTGCTGTAAGAATGTAAAACATTATTGTCTGCATATGTATTTATTCTCCTTTAACTATTGTCGATTCTTTTCCATCATCTCACAAATCATGAACCAAGGCAAATCTCTTTTTAATCTTTGTGGCTCCCATCTCATTATGGAACGTGTAAATAGTTGTACGGGCGGTGTAGTTTGCGTATTTACTGTTGTAGTAAGTATTGGCTTCTTAGTCTTCATATCGATTAAATTTGTATAAACTAAAATAGCTTTCTTTGGATCAATATAGTCCATGGGTTACCTAACCTTTCTTCTTCCTTGTAAAAATTTTTTATTATTACCTATTATACCAAAGGGCTTTCTAACTTTTTTAACTTCATCTACTTTTATTTGCATTTCGCAAGCACCTTCTTTGAATGGTGGCTCTACAAACATTGAATAAATGCTCTGAGTGGGCGCAGTTGATCGGAGACAGTTTGCTGCCAGCGGGCAGCCTGTTGCTTTGCAATATGTAATGTCCATTAGTCATTTCCTTTTGTATCTGTTTAAATCTATTCCTATAGGTACTTATAGTATATAAACTATAACTATCAGTCACATAGTCTGTAAATTAATAGCAATATCAGCAAGTTTAAAACAACAAAGGCTGTTTCTTGACTCATACTTATAACCCCTTGCCATCTAACTTACTTGGATTCTTATTTAGTTGTCCATAAAATTGAGGCGTTCTTAGTTCAGCAATTCCTCCAACATTTACTCTTCTAAATTTATAACGCTCAGAAAGTAATCTATTAAATGATTGCTTAGCTAATGAATGGGAAATACCTGCTTCCTTACAATAATCTTTATATACTTCGTAAGCTTCACGCGCCCTAAATCTAACCTCATTACTTCCATTATCTATAATAAATCCTTCTGAAATAAACATCTCAACTGAATCTTTAATTCTAAGTTCTTCTTGAACCTCTGTCAACTTATCCATTACTTCTGTAGTATACGCATAATCTCTATACTCATTAACTTCGCCCCATAATTCACAATAATTTATATTATTAACAACATCTCTATCAACTTTATCAGCACACTTAATGTAATGAAACCTTCTCATACCAGTTGGATCATGTATTAATTGAGCTGGAGATAAGTTAGATGTTCCTAAAAATGTACAATTCTGCGGATATGATTTGTGTCCATTAGAATAAAGCACTCGTCCTGTAAGTGTTGACTCTGATATTATTTGTTTAATAGATTCTACTGAAGCCTTCTCAACTTTGGGCATCTCATCAAAAAATACTAGCAAATGGTCAGCTAGTTGCTTAAAGTACCTATCATCCCCTAACTTATCGAAAGAGAGGCCTTTAATAACATAGCCTTTTATAGGAGATATAAGCAACTCTAATGCCCTGCTCTTCCCCGCACCTCCCTTACCCCAAACTATAGGCATCAAATGGTGCTCTACTGTCAGGCCTAGTATTTTGCGTTTAATCTGCCATATAAAGTGAGCTAAGGCATGGACATCAATATCGCTAGCTGGTTGCCCTGTTAACGCTGTAGTGAAGGCATAAAGCAATGGGAACTTAGTATCCTGGCCAACTGGTTGCCCTTCTCTATAAGCCATCTTTTTTATAATGGTTTTAATCTGAGTCAGCTTCTCTTCCAAAATAATCTCTTCAATAATCCTTTGCCAATAGCTGGCTGGGGTCTGGTTGGACCTAACTAACCCCCCTCGATAACAATAATCAAGTAACCTTCCAGTTAAGGAATTCTCGTCTTTTATAGTTGGATCGGTGCAGACCAGATGAGTACTTCCTTGAAAACTGGGCTTTAAACTGGTCAATGCGTTCTTTATTATTTGCCTTTCCATCAAGATCTGCAGGTTTGCTCCGGAAATGTCAGGGATAAAGCCTAATGATTGCACGTAGTTACTCCTTTTGTATGTGTAAATGACTAAGATGAGTTAGTTTACTAGTATACTCCTCTCTATTTAAAAAAGGATAGGCAAGTCAACTCAACTACTCATCTTGTCAGTTTACTATACTTGGAAATTCCTTTAAAAGCAAGTGCAAAGAAGCACGCCTCGATATTTTTAGCCAGATCGAATAGGATGTTAGCTAATAGCCAACGGAGGCTAGATTCCTGTTTGGGGGATACCTAGATAAGGGTAGCTTGACAATCGTTGAAGGAAGTGGTATAAATTGCATATAGGATCGAATAGGTTAGAGATGGAGGAACCTTATGGAAATGGTTAAACCTGGTTTTTATGAAGTGTTTGAGGCAACTGATAATAAGCAGCGACATAAGCTTATAGTCTATAGGCATAGACATGCTATTAGAGTTAACAGGCTATTAGGCTTACCATATCCTGACAATAGCATTAGAGAAGGGGATGAACCTATCTTTAAGCTAGGAGATGAGGAACACGTTAAGCAAGTATTAAGGGAATGCTTAAACTATAAGGCATAAGTGTAAAAAAAGTATACAGCAAATATTAATTAGATTACTTTAATAAAATAAACTAAACCACTTTAACAAAGATTGCAGAATACTGGGCAATTGGTTGTTATTTTTCGTAGCCAACTAGTTGCTTGTAGCCGTAACGACCTGAGCCAACGGGCTGCTTAGCACCGTAGCAAGCTGAGGCAGCGGGTTGCTTTAATCCAAGACATGTCTGTCAGGATTACATACACTGTCTAACCCATACACATCCATTCAATGTTTAATTTGAACTGACGTTGGCACCTGCGTTGCAGTACTTAATTGCATAGGAGAACACAACAATGATCAGCTTAATATTCACATACATAGCAACATTTTTAATAGTAACAAGTACATTTTTAATTTTAATAGGAGGTATCTAATGAGTAAAGCAGTAAAAATTTATTTAAGTCTTTTGATAGTGGTACTAATCCATGCAAGTTATACAGCCACACAAGCTGTAGAAGTTATAAAGAAGTCTCAAATTAAAACTAGAATCATCCAAACAAAGGCGGTATTCAATGAGTAATTTAATTAACATGGCACACTATGTGGACACTAATATTGAAAAGTTCTTATTAAGAGCCTCAGTTAGAGGGGAAAGTGTATCAAGAAAAACTAATCAAATTAGGAGAATGGTTCAATATTCAAATCATATAAATGAAGAAGCTTTAGAACAAAAAGAAGTTTTAAATATGTTTGAAAATCAGATTAAAAAACCAACTAAATCACTTAGGAGATCAAATGTATAATAAAGAATTTATATATAATGAACTTAAAATTAAAGTTGTATTAAAAAATATAGAAGACTCATTTATTGATAAACATCATGTTGAAATTGTCAGCATTGATGCCTTTGATAAAGATACTAATAAACAAGTAGACTATGAAAAACTATCTGAACGAGACCAATTAAATATTGAACAAACTATATGGAGATTTGTATGAAACAAACTGAATTCAAACAATGCTTTTTAGTATTTAACGATCAATTTCCCCATGGAAAAATCATGCACAAACAATATGTAGACAACTATGATCCAAAAGATTATATGACTGTTATTGAAATTAATTCAGCTGAAGAGTTGTTGCATATTGGACAAGCTGTGAATGATATGCAGAGGATTTTCCAATTAGAAGATTTAAATAAATTTGAACAATAAAATAAATAATTAAATTAGAATAGAACGAAAACAAGGGCCCTAAAAGGGCCTTTTGTTATTTGATAACTACCATAACTTTAAAACCTAAGGCCTCTAAACGCTTGATCTGTTCGCTTGAGATTCTTGAACATCTAATCCATATAGTTTTCATACAACACTCCTTTTAATATATTGTACAGAAATACATCAGAAAATTAAAGCAAAAATTTAATAGTTATAGTATCAATATGAGATTTAGAATAAACAAAAGCGTTATAAATATACTATAGGTATATAAAACCAGCCAAAACTAAACCATATGAAGCGTTAATAGGCCCCACAAAGCGTTAACAATATAAATACTAGAATAAGTATCAATGCTATAATTAAGTAAACAACTACAAAACACACAAACAAATGAATAACACCAATGAAAGGTCCATAATCACCTTAAAACTATGGTTATGTAGTTGACTACATTGCCCACCCCATAGCTAAGTACTTGAAATCATTCAACTCTCGTTTATTAAATCAAATATATTAGATCTAATGAGCCAAAATGAGACAAAACAGCCAAAACTGTATATTATTAATAATCCTTAGGGATATCATAGGGTTAACCCATAAACAGGGCGCGTGCCCTACCATCACATCCACCTCAATACTCACTAGTTATTTAACAAGTTTTTCGGGAATTTTAGCCTTCATTGAAAGATTTTTGTTGAAAGGGGCGCGTATCTAGTGGTATAGTATAAGAGACTAATAAGGAGTCCCATGACAAGAGCCCGAGGCGGTAGATTTACAGCTCAGCCAGCTAGCAACCGGTTGCCTGCGGCAACTAATCAGCGAGAAGATTCTTTACTAGAGTCACTAGATGACCTAGCTCTATTCCAAGATTTGCGAGCTGATTTATTGCCAGAGCTCCGCCGCCTCATAGAGGGGCGTGCACCTACTAAAGATATTTTGGAATCAGCGAGGGCGGCAGCAGTAGCCCGGCTGGCTTCTATGGCAGTACTTGATGAGGATTCTAAGGTAGCCCTGGCTGCTATTAAGGAGTTGCTAGAACGGTCTGAAGGCAAGGTTACTGAGAAGAAAGAGATTACACACGCTATGGGTAAGCTTAAAGATGAGGAGTTAGATGCTTTGGTTTTGACAGCTTTGAGTGAGAACGCCTCAGATGAAAGTTGATTTAAGTAAATTAAGTAAAGAGCAAAAGTTAGCTTTACTAGATGCCATAGAGGAAAAGAAGCGACGTAAGCGAGATGCTAGGCAAGCATTCGTTCCACATGATGGACAAAAGCCAATTATAAAAGATACGCACGATAAAAGAATTGTTGTATGCGCTAATGGTTTTGGTAAGACAGCTTTAGGAGTTAATGAAGCTTTGTGGGCCTTAGATGGATACAATCCAGAATTAAAAACTTACACGCCAGTACCTGCAAAAGTAATTGTGCTTCTAGACTCACCTGAGAAGGTAGCAGATGTCTGGTTGCCTGAGTTACGTAAATGGCGTCAAGTAGAAGATGAGCAATTGCATAAGCGCGGTAAACCTTACATCACAGAGATTACTTGGCCCAATGGAAGTAGTTTACGCTTCATGTTCCATTTACAAGAAGAGATGGCCTTTGAGTCTTTAGAGGCAGATTTTGTAGTACTAGATGAACCATGTCCGAGAGGTGTATGGGTAGCATTATTACGATCTGGCCGTAAAAAAGGACGTAAAGCAAAATACTTACTTATTGGAACTCCTATAGCACAACCATGGTTACGAGAATATTATGTTGAATGGGAAAAAGGAAATTTTCCAGATACGCAATTCCATAGAGGTACTACTTCACAGAATGCGGCTAACTTGGCAGATGGCTACGTTGACGAGTTTGCTAGACACCTAACTGACGCGGAGAAGCGTACAAGATTGCATGGGGAGTTCTTTAATTCAGATGGAATGGCCTTAGCTAATTTATGGAAGAGAGAGAAGCACCTAGTTCGCTCAGATGACTTGCCAGAAGATTATAAGCAAGCATGGCCACACGTCATCTCTGTAGATCCTCATCCGAATAAGCCCCTAGTAGCTTGTTTACTAGCAGCATCGCCAGATGGCAAAAGTTATTACGTTGATGAGTTTGCAAAGAAAGTAGTGCCTAGAGATTTTGGCAAATGGCTGCAAGCCAACTGGTTGCTAGAACATAGAGTTGTAGATATAGTTTGCGATAATTTTGGAAGTGGTGATTATACAGGTGGCGAAGGTTTTAAAAGTTTTATAGAAGTGCTTTTAAGTATGGGAATTAGAATTAGAGCTACTTCCTATAATGAAAAGAAGGATGACGAGTTTTTAGAGCGTATACAAGAGGCTTTATTTATTCCTGAAGGTGGCGAACCCAAATTACAAATACTTTTAAATAAAACAGGTATTATAAGAGATATAGAGAATGTGCAATGGAAGAAGCAAAAAGGCACAGAAGATTTCCAGCCTAAACTAGAAATTGGAAATAAAGACTTTTTAGCCTGTTTAAAGTACGCCCTTGCCAGTAACCTAACTTTCGATAATGCCAAAAGGAAGATACACCGACCTAAAATAAAATCGCCTTGGAGTGGTCAAGGTAAGTCCGAAGGCTATATGGAGCGTAACTGGGCGGAGAGCCGCCGTAAGCTAGCTGACGAGGATGACTGGTAGCCAGTTGCCTAGTTAACCATTTACTGGTATAATGGTAGCTACGGAGGTTCCCATAATGGAGCTACAAAACGACAGTAAAGTAATTGATGAAGGCCGTAAAAAGACCTTAAAAGGCCAGTTGCCAGAAGCCAGTCTTCGTGAGCAAATAGTTAAAAAGTTATTTAAAAAATTAGATGAGGGTGGCATTGCTGAACAGGTAAGTAATATCTGGAGGCAAGGAAACGCTAATAGGCAGAAGTGGTTAGACTCACAGCGTCAGATGTTGTACGAGTTTGAGGAGTTTATTGAGCCTATTTACCCAGCTCCTTACGGCTGGTCAAGTACACTACATTTACCAATATCGTATACGCTTTGCCGAACATTCCATTCACGCATGAATAGCGCAATCCTTAATATGGACCCGCCATTTACAGTAACAGCTAGAAAAGAAGCCAATTCAGATAGAGCGCCTTTAGTTCAAGAGACTATGCGTTATGCTTTAAAAGAATGGGCTAACCATTATAGCGGTATCGATGATGCTATTGATAAGTGGATTTGGCGATGGGTTACATCTGGTCGAGGCGTCCTTAAATATCGATGGGATAAAAAGTATACTCGTTACTTAGATGTAGTAGAGGTACAAAAAGAGGGCGCGCCAAGATTCGAAGTAGATGATCAAGGTAATGAAGTAATGATTCCTACAATGAAAGTTGTGGAAGAGGAACAAGAAGTAGTAGTGCCTTGCTTTATTGGCCCAAGTATTGAGACAGTTAATATAGAAGATATATTAATAGTTGATCAAAATGGAGACCCGGATACTGCGGATGCAGTTATCCATCAACAATATGTTACAGCTTCTGAATTGTGGACTCTAGCTGATAGAGGCGTCTTTGATGCTGATGCAGTTGAGAAGGCCATTAAGGGCGGCGAAGCTTTAAAGTCTTCCGATCCTACAGGCATGATTAAACAAGAGCGTAATGAGATTTCTCAATTAGGTTCTTTAGATGTTACTTATGATTTACAACGTTACCGGATTTTAGAAGCATACTTGAGTAAGGATGTTGATGGTAGTGGAATTAACTCCGAAATAGTCGTTTGGGTTGATGATAATACTAAAACACTTTTGCGAGCAACTTATTTGCACCGTATCTCTAAATCCGGTAAACGTCCTTTTGCAGTAGCAGACTTCCATAGAAGGACTGATACTAGCAACCCCGTTGGCTTAGTTGAATTAACTTACACATTAGCTAAGGAAATAGATACTCAGCATAATATGCGAGTTGACTTTGGCCTCCTCTCTACATTACCGTTTGGCTTTTATCGTGCCTCTAGTTCTATGGCAGCTGAGAAAATTCCATTAGAACCTGGAGCGATGATTCCGCTGGATAATCCACAGTCTGATGTGTATTTTCCTAATTTAGGAAATAGGACTAGTTTTGGTTTCCAAGAAGAGCAAGCCCTTTACTCAATGATTGAACGTATGACATCAGTTAGTGATCTATCGTTAGGAGTTTTGGGAGCACAAGGAGCTGCAAGAACAGCTACCGGAGCCCGCGTGGTTGCTAACGAATCTAATACAAATTTAGATATTTATTTGAAACGCCTCAATAAAGGATTTAAGAAATTATTACATGGCGTATTTGAGATGCTTCAATCTAATATTGATCCAGGATTCCAATTCAGACTTTTAGGCGAAGATGGACATAATTACTGGAAGACTTTCCGCTCTAAAGATGAGATTGCAGGTAACTACGATTTCGAATTAGAAGCTTCGTCGGCCAATTCAAATAAACAAGTTCAAATGGATACTGCTAACCAGTTATACCAATTAACTGCAAATCCATTAGATATACAATTAGGAATTATTACACCAAGTGAACGCTTTGAAGCTGTTAAGCAGTTCTTACAAAGTATGGGTGTTAAAAATTGGTCTAAATATATTCGTAAACCAAATGGTGGAACACGTTTATTTACTCCTGAGGAAGTGGCAAATAGGATACTTTCTGGTATAGATATTGTATTTACTCCAGACCAAGATTTACAAGGCTTTATCTCTTATGTAGATTATATTATGGAGCATGATGAGTTGTTAGGACAATTCTCACAAGATCAAACTATTAAGTTAGCACAAAAGCAGCAAGAGGCTGCCCAGATGCTACAAGCATTAGAACAGATGTCGGCTCAGCAAGCTAACTCTGCTCAAATGCAAAGGAATAGTCAGATGTCTATGGAACAGACTATGCCAGTACCTCCGCAAGCAGGACCGGTAGCATAAAAATATGGCAAATAAACTTTCTATAGAACAGATAGAGCTTTTGCAAGAGTTGACCGACCAAGAAGGTTGGAAAATTTTTGTGAAAGCATATTTACCTGTTATAATGGAAGAGCAAGCAAATAAGATTTTATCCGTAGCAGGTGATGGCGAAGACTCTGATAAGCGTGTCTTAAATGAGCAACTACGTTACCAAGGCATGGTTAGAATGCAGAAAAATCTAGCTTCATTGAAAGATTTTTTGAGACTGGGCAAAACTCGAGAGTCCGGTGTCAAATAAAAATAAGTATTCTCGAGGACTTAGACAGGTAATACCTGCTAGCACGTCATTGACCAAGGACGTAAAAAGGGAGAAATTATATGGCAGAAATGGTAGACCAGACAGGAACTGGTCCAGCGGAAGGCATGGAAGGCAATGGAGAGGGAGCTTCGTCGAAAAGGAGCCCAGACAGCATCGCCGCAGAAATGAATCGCAAGTTCGACAAAATTCAACAGGAGAACATGCGCCTATCACAGCAAATCGAAGCGTTAACCAATTCAATAGTAGCGCAAAACAATCGATCAAGCTCAGCACAAGTTACAGACGAAGAAAGTGATCTAGAAGATTTAGCTTTTAAAGATCCAAAGATGTACGCTAAGCGAGTTAAAGAACAAGCTCGTAATGAGGCGCAAAGAGTTGTAGTTGATACTATCAATACTCAACAAAGAAGTAATAATATCCTTTCACAACTTGTTGGTGACTATCCTGAATTGAGTGACTCTAATTCTGAGTTAACTAGTAAGAGTATCGCTTTATATAAACAGATGTCAGATGTAGAACGTAGTAACCCTTTAGCTTATAAGGCGGCTGTTAGAGACGCTGCAGCTGAATTAGGAGTATTACCAAAATCTAAACGCTCTAATTCTAATAGTAATGATGAGTTCCAATTTTCTGCGAGTAATCCTAGAGGAGAGGCACAAAATTCTAGTAAAAAATCAAAATCTGCTGAAGTAGATGACAAGACAATGGCATTTGCTAAGCTATTAGGATTAAATACAGACGATAAAAAGGTACAAGAACGCTTAAAAGTAAGACAAGAACGTAAAGACTGGAATAAATACAGATAATAGGAGAAATTACAATGTCGAAAAATAAACCCTCATTGAAAGAAAAAGAAGAATTAACAGGAAAAACAATGGCTCAGCAAGAAATGCAGACTTTTGATGACCATTTGTACATAAACCCTGCAATTATTGCGGAGATTAAGGCAAAAGGCCTTGTACATAGATGGATTAATGCTCATAAATTGCAACAAATGCATGGATTTGACTCAAGAGCATGGACGCCTTATAAATTAGAAAACCCTAATAATAACAATAACATATTTGGTAAAGATGCTGAAGGTTATTTACGTAGAGGCGACCTAATTCTAGCTGTTCAAACTCAACAGATCTTTGATCAACGTAAAGCACGCGTAGATATGCGAAGACAGGCATTAAATAACGCTGTTCATAATAAAGAGGCTGCTCAACAGCTTAAAAAATCTATGAGAGATGCTGGAATTAAATCAAAGGTCTATGAAGGCTTTGATGAGAATGGCGAAGAGTAGAATTATAGTATAATTAAATAGAGATAGGTTATAGGGGCCCTCCTAAGGCCCCAGTTAATTAACTATAAAAGGGGATTTTAAATGGCTAATAAAGATATGGTAGTGGGTTTTGTACCCCACGGAAAAATCGAATCTTTAAGAGAGTATACTGCAGGTTCAAACCCAATATACCCTGGAGATTTAGTACGAATGAATGCAAGTGGTCTTATTGACCCTTGTGCAGCAAGTGACTCAGCTATCGGCGTTGCAATGAATTATTGCGCAGCTTCTGGCAAAGTTTTGGTTTGTGATGGCATCGATCAAAAATTTATGGTTCAAGCTGATGACGCAACTATTGATGCTCAAACTGATATTGGTTTAAACTATGACATCGTTGTAGCTGCAGCTAATACTACTTACAAGCGTTCTGGAATGGAATTAGATGCTTCTACACAAGCTACTACTAATACTCTTCCTCTACGATTACTTGCAGTAGATAAACAAATCGACAATGCACTAGGCGCTAATGTTAAGTGTATCGTAAAAATTAATAACCACCAACTTGGCAACGCTAGCGTTGGCCTATAATTGAAAGGATAGAATAAATGTCAGCTCCTATGTTTGTTAGACAAAATTATTCGGATCTTTTTGGCAGTTCAATGCTACCTGCATTGGAAGAGTTGTTTCGCTCTGAGTTAGAGCAACATCCTTCTCGCCGAGAAGAATTATTTAAGATCGTTTCTACTGATAGAGATATTTGGCAATCTTCTGAATTGCATGATATGCCTCTATTTTCAGAGATTCCTGAGGGAACAGATTACTCATTTAACCGCCCTAAGCAAGGTGCTAATAAAACTCTTTCTGTAGTTAAATACGGACTAGGTTTCAGCATCTCTGAAGAAGCTGTTGATGATGGTAAATTTGATTTTATCGCAGACGCTGTTCGTAAGATGGCTAAATCTGCTAAAGAATCCCAAGAGATCGCTGCAATGAATATTATAAATAATGGTTTCTCATCTACTACTGTAGCTGATGGCCTTTCTTTATTCAACACTGCACACACTCTTCCTTCTGGATTAACTTTCAGAAATAAGCCTTCTTCTGATGTTGACTTATCGCCAACTTCTTTAGATGCAGCTCTAGTTGACTTTGAAACTCAATTCATCGGCGACTCTGGTATCGTTTACCGAATGATGCCTAAAATTTTATTAGTTCACCCAAGCAATAAGCGTTACGCAATGGAAATCATTGGTAGTGAGCTTAAAGCTGATACTCCAAATAACAACATGAACTCTCTTAAGAATGAGGGACTACGCGTTGTTACTTCACCACATCTTGCTGACTCTGATGCTTGGTTCTTGTTATCTGAGCCATCTGAGACTGGATTAAGAATTGTATCTAGAAAGCCTATCGAAACTAAGGCTGGCGGAAATGATTCTGGATTCCAGAATGATAGTATCCTTTATAAATCTCGTTATAGAGAGGTTATCGGAGCTATCCATGCTTATGGTGTATGGGGAACTTCAGGAGCTTAATAAGTTCCTAGCTTAATAAGTTCAATTGTGAGGGGGCAGTCTAGGATGGATGCCTCCTTTATTTTTTTAAGGAGTACATATAAATGGCTAACGCAAAGTCTAACAATGTTATCTATGTAGATACTACAGGATACACATTTGACCAAACGGTAACAATATGTTATGTTAAGTATATTGGAAATACATCTGGTACAGCAGTAATTACTGTTGGAACAAGCGGATCTGGCAATAAAATCTGGGAAGAGGCTGGGGCTACTAACCTTTCTTCAGATGAGATTGAAGCAAGAGTAGATGGATTCCATGTGGCATTAACTAATGGGGCTAAAGTTTATATTTATTTGGAGAACTAAGTTATGGCAGTTAAATTAGTAACCTTACCGAATGTGACGTTAACTAATTCTGGACAAGCTTACCAAATATATGAACAAACCTTAGCAGTAACTTCTGTAACCGTGCAAGCTGAATTTACAAACTCAGCGAAAATAGCTCTAGGAGGATCAACAGTAACTACGTCTACAGGCGTGGAAATTCCTCCAGGAGATACAGCAACTATTCAGGCGGATGCGGCAAGCGGTCGTTCAGCTGAAGAGTTTTATCTAAGTGATATTTATGCTTGTAGTAGTTCAGCAGGTCAGGTAATCAGAGTTACAGCTTTTACTAGAAAAGTGTAATTATGGCAGTACATTTACATAGAGCCTCATCAGCTACGGTTAGTTTTAATACGCCGCAAGAGATAGTAATCTCGGCTGCTGATGACAGTATACGCTCGCACACACATGATGGTTCAGGTAATGCTATTAGTAGCACTGTATCTGGAGCTAAACGTGGTTTAGATGTAAATGTATTAAATCCTAGTGGAAGTGTATCTAGAAGCGCTACTAGTAGTTTTGTAGAAGCCCTTTCAGTAGCCTCAGGAGTAGAGACAACAATAGGAACTTATACAGTTCCGTCAGGAAAAATAGGCTTCTTACAAAGAATTTATTTATCAGGTACAAATATTGGAACTTACACAATTTTAGTTAATGGTTCAACGATAGATAAAAGTTATACGTATTTTGGTGCTCCTCTAAACATTAATAGAGAGTTTGGCACCTCGGATGCAACGGCACCGGGCTACGAGTTAGCTACAGGTGATATAATAACAGTTAAGATTTTACACAGTAGACCAACTACTGGCGACTTCCATGCAAGGATACAAGTTTTAGAGGAGTAAAATGGCAAAAAACGAATCTTTAGAAATAAAGAAAAAGCGCCTCGAACTTTCCAAAGTAAGAGTAGCTAAAGAAGAATTAGAATTTAAAATAGAGGAACGCCTTGAAGATATTTCTAGGCTTAAAGAACATATAGCCGTTCAAGAGAAGCGCGAACGGGAGTTAGAAGGGGAATTAAATGAGTGATTATAACAGTTCATTACCAGTAAGAACAGAAAATGCTGGCGATATCCAGTCGATATTAGTCGATGGAACGATAACAAGTAGAAAGTTAACAGTAAACGCTGACGGTAGTATTAATACTAATACAACTCTTTCAGCTACAGACCTAGATATTAGAGATTTATCTCATACACAGGATTCTGTAAAAGTTGGAGATGGTACAGACTTTTTAGCCATAGCAGCTGACGGTTCAATTGCAATCACTGACAACGGTGGCTCACTAACTGTCGATGGTTCGGTAACAGTTTCCGCTACTAACTTAGACATCAGAGATCTTTCACACTCCCAAGATTCAATCAAGATTGGTGATGGAACAGATTTCTTAGCAGTCGCTGCAGATGGTTCTATAGCTATTACTGATAATGGTGGATCATTAACTGTCGATGGATCTGTAACTGTATCAGCAACAGATTTAGATGTAAGGGATCTTTCCCATACACAAGACTCTATCAAAATTGGTGATGGTTCAGACTTTTTAGCTATTGCAGCTGATGGTTCTATAGCTATTACTGATAATGGTGGATCATTAACTGTCGATGGATCTGTAACTGTATCTGCTACTGATTTAGATATCAGAGATTTAAGCGCAGCTTCTGATTCTGTAAAATCACAGATTGCAGACGGTTCAGGTAACTATTACAGCGCCTCAAATCCTGTACCAGTTACTATTAGTAATAATAATTTAGGCGATGAAGTTAATGACTACAGTACCGCTTCTGCTATTGCAGCTGCAGCTACTAGTAACCATGATTATACTGTAACAGCAGGTAAAACTTTATTATTAGCACAAATCGAAGCTTCAGCTTCTGGTAAAGCTAAAATTGAAGTTCAAATTGAGAGTGGTGTAGCTTCTGGAGTATTTAACTCTAGATTTGTTATGTTTAACTCCACTGCTAATCCTAATATGCAATTAGAACTTAAAGCACCTATTAGCGTATCTGCTGGAGTTCGAGTTCGTGTTATTAGAACTAATAAAGATAATCAGTCGCAAGATTTATATTCTACTATAAGTGGTCAAGAGGTTTAATAAATGGCTGACTTGAGTGATTTAAACTCAGCTCAATTCACTAAGATTATTGGCTCAGATGGGTCTGGGGTTGAACAAACTCCAGTCTCTTCTTCAGCTAATGGCGACCTCAATACTAGAGACTTAATAAATAACGCCTTATTAAGTGGTAACCTTTCTGTAAGTACGGCAACTATTGCCAAAGTAGGTGGGTCAAACCTATCTAATCGTAAGTTCCTTACAATAATGCCTATTGACAAAGATATTTACTGGGGATATAATTCATCAGTGAGTACAAGTAATGGAACACCAATATTCAGAGCACAAATGCTTTCACTTTCTGTAAGTGATTTAGTCAATGTATATATAATTTCTTCAGGTGGAACGGCAGATGTGAGAATTGTTGAGGGATCTTAATGGTAGTCTCCTTAACACCTGTAGCAAAATCTGTACCATTTGATAATTCGACAAATGGATTTACCGCAACTGATACGCAAGCGGGTATTGAAGAAGCAAAAGCTGCTGTAAATACTTCAGCGTCTCCTGGCTTTTCTTTTGGTAGAAGTGGCGTAGCAACTGCAGGTACCTTCCTACAATGTGAAAGCGTACCCTCAAACATTTCTGGAAGATGGGTATACATAGGTAACGCCGCAGTTAAAAAAGTATTTGTTTCAAATGAAACTTCTACAACTTATAAAATAGATATATTATCCCATGATGGAAGTGGTGCAAATTTAACTTCTTTGGGTACTATTACAGTAACCAGTGCCTTAGGTGGCGCATTTGATGTAGACTGGGCAGTAGCTACTAGTAAACAGATTGCTGTAAGAGTGGCAACTGATTCAGCTAATGCGCCTAAAAATATAGTATGTGGACTTGAGTTAAGAGGTACTACTTAATGGTAAAAAAATTAAGAAATACAACAGGTACAGCTATAGCAGTTGCAAGTACAGGAGTTACTTTACAACCTGCTACTGATTATACAATTCCGACACAAGATTATTCTTTATGGGCATCTTCGGATGTTTTAACAGAGATATTAAGCAATTTAAGTAATGGAAATATAGTAGTTAAAGACGATGTATCAACATTAAAGCCTTTAGCAGGGTTAGCGTTATTAGAAATGCGCGATGTTACTGTTCCTATATTTCTTTCTAAAGGTGGAGGCTCAAATCACGTACATACCTCATATATAACACCTAGTGAACTCGATTCCTTAATGATGGGAGTAGTAAGCTCTATAGTAAAAACTTCTAGTGATACTTCTACAGGTACAGCGCATACACATACTATTACTTTTACTTGGAATGAGTTAAACGGACAATTAGTAGGAGCAGTAACTACAGATCTATTCCATACGCATCCCTTTGTTGCAGGAGTTCAACCAGATCCACTATCACATGCGGATATAAAAAGATCCACTGGAGTGTATGAAGAAACTGTACCGGGTTTTATTAGATTAAAGCATGATTGGAAAATTGAGGATGGTTTTGAAGTAGTAATTGTAGATGATTCGGAAATTTTACTTATATAAGGAGTTTTAAATATGTCATGGATTACATTTAAAGAACAAGCATCTGCTCCAGATACACCTGCAGGTGGTTTTGCTACAATGTATGTTGATTCTAGCGGAGACTTTGCTTTCAAGTTAGATGATGGATCAGTTAGAACCATTTCTGCAACATATTCAGAAAATAATGGATCAACTAACCACGCCACAACCTCTTCAACTTATGCAGCCATCAATGATATGTCAGTATCACTTGCAGCTGGTACATACTGCTTATGGTTTAGCGCCACAGGAACCCAAACTGGTTCTGGAGTAACCGCAACTTTTGCAGTATTTATAAATGGTACAGAAGATACAAATTCAACTAGAAGTTTCCATAACGTCTCTTCACACACGCATGATCTTACCCAAACTATTCAAACAATCTGCGCATTTACAATAGCATCCACACAAACAGTAGATATTAGATTTAAAACTTCTGGCGGTACATTTACTGTTGGAACTCGTACAATGGTTACTCATAAAGGAGGTTAATAGTATGGCTCAATATACCTTTAATAAATTAATAGACCCAGCACAATTACATTCAGAACTTTTAGTATTGCCAGGTTTTGACGGCCTCTCAGTATCACCTACAAGCGTAACTTGCCTTTTTATAAATGAACTTTCTAATGCTGATCAATTAACATTAAATAATTTAATAGACGCTCATGATTATGCTAGCTCACCTACAGTAATTAGAAGAAAAGTTAGAAAAGCTAAAGATTTATTTGAAGTCTTTATTGAGGAGTTTATTACTGAGAATAATATACTAGGTATAGTAGAGGCTAATAAACTACAACTTATCTGTGAGGCAATGCAGCCAGTTTGCTTATATGGCCAGAACTCATATATAGCTAAAGCTAAATCAGAGTTACAAGCCATCCAACTTACCCCTGAAATGGACCCATTCTTAAATGAGGCCCGTAAAACTGTACTAGTACAACGCCTAACAGATATAGAGAATGCGCTTTAAATGGCTAAATTATACTACTCAGGTAACCCTATAGAGAAGAAAGAGCATGTAAAGCGTCGTAAATGGGGTTATAGGCTTAAAAAAGCAGCTCTATTTATCAGTTTAGCCATAAATGTAGCCTTTCTAGCATATGTTATAATAATTACTGGTTAGAGGGGGCTAAATGGCTATAGTTTACCAAAGTGGAAGCGTATATACTGATACTACTGGTCAACTGGTTACTGGTAGGACAAAAATTGCCTACATAGTATTTTGCCCATCTAATACAAATGATGAAGTGGTTTTAAGGGATGGTACGGCAAATACTGACCCAATAAAAATAACGCTTCACGGAGAAGGCGCTCGTAAGTTAATTTACTTAGACTTCTCTTCTAAGCCAATGGTTTTTAATGCTGGCATTCATTGCTCTGTACTTTCAGCAAATTGCCATTTAACTTTAGTTTTAACTTCGGAAGGAGCTAACGCATAATGGCTTATAAATTACTGGATTTCTTAGATATACAAACAGCTATTGCTGAAGAGCTTAAGATACAAATGAATGACTTGACTACCCTTAATCGTATTAAACGTATGGTTAATATGATGTATATTGATGAGGTAGTACCGGCGGCGCGTTGGTGGTGGCTAAGTGGACATACAGCTTTAACAACCAAAAAGTATTATGCTTCAGGAACAGCCTCAGTAACGCCTCTAAGTACTTCAGTAACCCTCTCAGTAGCACCTAGTGCCACAGAAGGCGATACTGGAAGTTTATTAGGATGGAAATTTTCAGTAGATGGAAAATCCGATATTTACACAGTTACAGCACATACTGCTTTAAGTACTGCAGTAACTATTGATAGACCATTTAATACTGATTTAAATGCGGCAGCAAATTTTAAATTTTGGAAAGATTATGTGGTTCTTCCTACTGATTGCCGTGAAACTGTAGAAGTTTGGCATGAGTATATGAATGACACTATGGAAGCTAAAGGACTGCAAGAGCTTCGTAAAATACAGGCGCAAAAACCTAAATTAGAGGGGCGTCCACAACTATATTCTACATATGATTTTGAAGATCCTTCTACAGGTGATAGCGAGTTGGAATCAGATAGATATAGGATGCTTAAAATACATCCAGCTATCTACAATGGCAACACTATATTAAAAGTAGATTACATTAAAGAAGTAAATGCCTTAGATGCTGATGGTGATGAACCATTAATGCCTATTGAAGATAGAATAGTTTTATTCTATGGCGCTCTAAGCTTAGCTTGGGGATCTATAGGACGTAATCCTGAAGAGGCAATGCGTAACCGCCAATTGTTCGATGCAAAACTTGCTCGTATGATGGGTAAGATACAAGATACTTTAGATAAGCCTAGAATAGAGCCTCAATCTACTTACATTAATGCAAAACGAGGTTCTAGAATTGCTGGATTTGGTAGGAGAACCTCTACACCCTCAGGTAGCAGCAGTTCCTATTCAGCGCCGTCGTTCTTACAAGACGTAACTATAAATAGAGCTACTGTTACAGGTAACTTTACAGTTAATCCAAGTATAACTATTGATGGTAGGGATATCTCAGTAGATGGCGCGTCATTAGATGCCCATATTGCAGCCTCTGCTGACGTACATGGACTAACTGGAGGCGCTTCAGTAGTTGGTGATACTTCTACACAAACTCTAACTAATAAAACTATAAATTCTAGTAATAATACTATTACAAACATAGCTGATATAAACATAGGTATTGGAGCTGCAATTGCTAGAAACAAAATTGCCTCAGGTACAGCTGATAAAATTATAATAAATGATGGTACTGGTATCCTATCAGAATCAGCTTTCTCTGAATCAGATTTAGCAGGGTTAGCATATATAAGCGGATTAACCTCTTCTACATTAACTGATAATACTGGAGCAGCTACTTTAGTGCCTAGTGCAAGTTGGGTAGTAGCTACTTACAATAGTGTACAAATAGAGTATACGATTACTAGAGGGTCAGCAAATATTGAAAGAGGCCTTATTATGTTAGCTTCTGATGGAACCTCTGTAGCCCTTGCCCAAGGAGCCGTTGCTTCCTTAGGCACCTTAGGCATCACATTTACAGCTGATGTAAATACAGGAAATTTAAGATTACTATATACGTCTACTAGTACTGGTACTAATGGTATAATGAAGTGGACAGTTAAGAAATGGTTAGCCTAACGGATAGTGAAGGAAGGTAAAACTAATGAGCACAGATTCATTTAAGATAAAAAAGTCGTTACATATTGAGCCTCAAACAAGTCCAAGCCTCTCAGATGCTGGGGATATTGGATACAATTCAACTTCTAATAAATTGGAAGTAAGAGATAATTCAGCTACTAGAAGCATGGTAAGTGAAGATGGTACACAAACACTTACTAATAAATCTATAAGTGGTTCAAGTAATACCTTTTCAAATATACCTTCAAGCGCTGTAAATACTGGCGCTGCTACTACAGTAGATATAGCTACTTCCAACTCAAATTCCACAGTAAATATTGGCACAGGTACAGGTACTAATGTTGTAAATATTGGCGGAGCTGATACTACTGTAAATATTACAGGTACTGTAAATAATAATGCAGTTACTAATTTAAATGTTTCTGATAAATTAATTACAATTAATGATGGCGGAGGCGCAGCCTCTGGCTTCTCTTCTGGTATAGAGGTTGAGGAAAATGGTGTATCTACTGGATACATACAAACTTCTACTGATAGGAACTCTTGGCAACTACTTGCTCCAAACTCGGCAGGAATTGCTACTTTAACTCCAGGCGCTTCAAATACTAACGTAGTATTAGACAGTGCTGCACAAGTTATAACAAATAAAGATATTGATGGAGGCACCGCCTCTAATTCTAGACGTATTACTTTACCTAAAGATACTAAGGCAAACTTAGATGCTTTAACTAGAAAAGAAGGTACTATTGTTTATAGTACTGATTTAACTAAAGCCTATATAGATAATGGAACTAATTTAGTTGCTGTAGGTTCAGGCAGTGGTGGCAGTAAAAATTACCTAACTGATGGGGATGCAGAGGCAACTAATTCCTGGGTAATGTATGATGATGCGAGCGTAATCCCTGTTGATGGTATTTCAGGAACGACTAGCGCGACGGTAACTGTAAGTTCAACTAACCCTCTAACCGGTATAAAATCTTATATATTTACGCCTCACTCAGCTCTAGGCGAAGGTGCAGCTTATACATTTACTTTAGATAGAGAAGATAGATATAAAACGCTTAATTGTGAATTATCTTTAGAAGTTAATAGTGGTAGTTATATAGATGGTGACCTAACTGTTTATTTATATGATGTTACAAACTCTACATTAATTTATGCAAGTCCTGTTAGCGGAATTAAAAATAGTACTATAAATAATAAACAAGTATTCTCTTTTAATGCAACATCATCTACTAGTTATAGACTTTTAATTCATCAAGCAACTACTAACAGTGGTTATACAATGAAGTTCGAAGCTAAACTAGGTCCTTCCTCTCACTTAGGTTACTCACCTATAAGCACTGATTGGGCTTCGTATACGCCAACAATAAGTGCTGGGTTTGGTTCTGTTACGGGAGTATCCTTTTTCTACAAAAGAAATGGAAAGATGCTTGATGTAAGTGGATCATTTGTAACTGGTACTTGTACAGCAGCTTTGGGTACATTCACTTTGCCGTCTGGTTTAACAATAGACTCGGCAGCTTTACCTTTAGCAAATACATCAGCAGGTGATGGTCCAATTGTTGGAACACTAACTACAGTTGGAGCAAATCAGCATACTCCAATAGTTACAGCTACTAGTACATCAACACTATTAGTATATATGGGAAATAATTTCACGAATAGTGCTAGCCTTGTACCAACCAATCCTTCTGTGAATTTAAGTAATAATGCTGATACAGTGGTTGAGTTTTCTGTACCAATATCAGGTTGGTCAAGTGACTCTAAGGTACTATCTGAATATGATGGAAGAGCTGTCGCTTTAATAGCCCAGGGTGACCCTGCATCTGCAGCAAGTGGAGCTACAATTATATGGCCTACAGTTGTTAAAGACACTCTCGGTGCTTATAATCCAACTACAGGTGAATATACTGTAAAAGTAGCAGGTATCTATAAAGTTCATGGAGGAATGGAGACCAATGGTACAGGTGGAGAACGTGTACATATATATAAAAATGGTTCCTCTTACTCAGTTGTTGGAAATTTGAATTCAAATGGTGGAACTGGGTATAGCGGTCTAGTAGAGTGCGCTGTTAATGATGTAATCACAGTTAGAATTGTAGCTGCAACTAGAGATGTAAGTGCTAATAGTTCTTTAAATATCGAGTTAATTTCAGGCGCTCAACAAATATCTGCAGGCGAAAGAATTATAGCAATCGCATCTGGAGCACCAAACTCTAGCTATACTGCTGATACTCCAATTGTATTTTCAACTATGGCGCAAAACACACATGGTTCTTATAATGTAAGTACAGGTGAATTTACAGCAGCTAGAAATGATTTTTATAAAGTGGACTTCTTTATTGATTCTAATATTGCAGGAAATACTAAATTTTATCTAAGTGTAAACGGATCAAAAGTAAAAGTAATTGGAGCAGCCTCTACAGCATCATTTGGTCAAGGCGCTGGAAGTATCTATTTAGCTACTGGACAAGTACTTACTTTAAGAGCAGCCGCTGGCTGGTCTGCACTTGGCGCAGCTACAGAACACTCATTTGCTATAACTAGCGGAGCATTCTAATGCCTAAACGTACACAACTTTTCCAACAGATTCCATGGTCAGGCGGAGTAAATACTTCAGTAGATGCTGGAGTTTTACCGCCGTCAGATTTTACAATTTGTGATAATGTTACATTTACTTCTGCAGGTATAAAGAAAAAGCGTGAAGGATTTAATTATTTTGACGCCCTTTCAGATGTACCTAATGTCATCTCTAGAAGTTCCTCTGGTACAACTAGGACGTTAGTATTTGATGCAGCATTAACAAGCGCCTCAATAGATAAGTTAATATCAGGTGAATTAATTAATATAGTTTCTACTGCGGGAGCAGAGGCAAATTATATAGCAACTGAGAAGGCCATTGCCTCAATAACCACAACTACAATAACTAACGACACTTTAACTTATACAATGGGAAGTTCGTTTACTGAAGCAAATACGGCAACTACTTCAATAACTGTAGAACGCTTCTCAGGAATAGTTCATATAGCAGATTTTTGGTACTTTAATGGCGCCTCAATGGAACAGCAAATTATTGCAGTAACTGAACAGCCTAAAATATTTAAATACGACCTTTCGGGTAGACGTAAAGAATGTACTGGCAGCATAACTGCCAGAGTAATTAGTATAGACAAGGCAAGTACTATAACTTTTAATAATCAGTTAGTAATATTTATGCAAGGTATTGGTAACGTTCCAGTTAAATGGGATGGTACTACTTTAACTGATTTACATGCAACAGCTCCAGACGCCTCTTTTGGCGCAGTATTCCTTTCCCGTATATGGTGTAATGACAAGACTGACTCAGATAGAGTTCATTTCTCTTCTACAGGATATTACGATGAATGGATAGGAGTAGGTGATTCGGGTTACTTTAATATAAGACCGGGTGATGGCGATCCAGTAGGTGTTACAGGATTAATACCATTTAAAGGCCGTTTAATTATGGCTAAACGTGATAGGGTTTACCAGTTACTTGGTGACTCTCCAGAAAATTTTCAAATAGATGATCTTTCAGCTGGCTTAGGTATATTAAGTCAAAATACTATTGTACCTATTGACCAAGATGATGTTATGTATCTTTCTAGTAAAGGCATTCATTCACTTAATACTACTGCAAGTTATGGTGATTTTGAGACACAATATGTATCAGCTGAGATACAACCAAGTTTTAACGACTGGGAACTCTCTAGGATGCCTTTTGTAAGTGCAGCCTATATACCTACTATAAATGCAGTAGCCTTCTCTATTCCAGAAGATTCTACTAATTACCAAGATAATATATGGTTATTTGATATAATCGCTAAAAAATGGTATAGATGGCCTGAAATAGAGCATCTTTCTATAGGCCGCGTTCAACTAGCAAATAAAGCTTGTTTAATGATAGGCACTAGAGATGGTAGGCTTATAAGGACGCAAAATGGTAATAGATATGATTATGCTTCTACAGCTATTAACTATAGGATGCGTACGGGTGTAATTTACCCAGACCAGAATCCTAACTCAGTTAAGGCCTTTAAAAGACTGACAATATTCTTTAGACCTGAGACTACTTTTGCAGTTATCGCTAGGGTTAAAATAGATAATTATAGGGAGCAAACTATAGGATTTAATGCTACTGCTGAAGGAGACCTTTTAGGAGTAAGCTTCGTTTTAGGTTCCTCTGTAGTAGGAAATTCCTTCCATTTTGCCCCATTTACATCCCCTATAGACGGTTATGGCCGTGGTATAATAATTGATATAGAGCAAACTAGCTCTAATACTCAAGCTGATATTTATGGTTATGCTTTAGAGTATGAGGTAGCTGATACTGCTCAGGAAACGATAACTGGAGGAAATAATTAATGGCTCAATTAGATGTTAGACGATTGTATGCAGACGGTGACATTCTACTGGGTAGCGATTTAGACGCCTTCCTAGATGATGTAGAGACATTCACAAATATTACCAAATTTAACGATGATAACTTGCAAGATGGCGGAATCACTGCATCTTCAAAATTGGTAAATGCTTCAGTGACCGCTGCTAAGCTTGCTTCAAACTCAGTTACTACTCCTAAGATAGAAGATGATGCGGTTACGGCAGCTAAGATTGCTGACGGTGCTATTGACTTGCCAGCAAAACTTGCTACTGATGTAGTTGAAACAGTTAAAATAAAAGACTTAAATGTTACTAATGCAAAAATTGCAAATGATAGTATACAGTCAACTAAAATTGATGTATCTAATTTCTATTACTCTAGAGCTGTTCATAAAGCCGAGTTTACTTCAGCAGGAGCAGCTACATGGGTTTCCCCAGTTACTGGA